CCGAGTAATAACTATATGTGTTGGTGTATGATTATAATGTGGCTATCATGTGTTACTAGGTGTGTGACTACCATGTGTTACTAGGTGTTGTCAAGTGAATACGTGTCAAGTAATAAATAAAAAAAACAGTGCTATATTGCAATGTGACACTGAATTGCACCGAGCAACACCAAACAACACCCCGTAACACCAAATAAAACAATTGTATCACTCAATCAAACAACTACATGACTCACCTAACAATAGTTTTAGAATGACACCGAGTGTTTCAATGTGACACCAAGTGTTTCACGGTGGTACCAAGTGTTTGATAGGGGCAACTTTTGTTTGATTTGTTATATAAATGTTTGATGGGGGAAAACCGGGTGTCTTCTTTAATATACTACCTGAAATAAATTTTCATTTTTTATACCAAATACGATATACTAGATTTTGAGCGAAATACATAAGCATACCCAAACATCACACTTGGGTACACTTAGTAACACATTGTAGGCGTAGCTTCAACGCCTCGTTATTTGTCATTACTGATACTGGGTATACTCCAGAGTTGCCATAGTGACCTCCTGTGTAATTATTTCAGATATTTAGCGAAATACATAAGTATAATTTATACCCGATCAGATATAAAGCGAAACATATAAGTGAAATTATACCCGATAGCACCTAGTAACACTAAAAGAAATGCTGCATCGCTACATAACTAATTGTATTTGCTAGTACTTCTTCCGCAGTGTCATCCAATTGACAACCTAGTATGTCACATGTTGCATGTATCATCTCATGGAAGAATACTCGTTCATATTCTTTCTTACTTTTATATTCTTTTCTTAAGTATATTATTTTATTACAGTATAGACCATCACATTCATCTTCTACTTCTAATTTATATTGATCTATTTCTATTCTCACTGTGACACCTAGTATCTCAATAGAATCTATTTTGGGCACTTTGTACACTTAGTGTCTCCTTGTTATTATTAATAGGGGGGATAAGAGGAGGTATAACTAGATATAATCACTTGATATTAAGCATTATACTTATGCTATATACATTATATAGTATATATTTATCTATTAGTACTAGTTATATACATTATATTACATACATTTTACCTCTCTTCTTTAGTCCACCGTTTTGAAGTATCTAATATTATTACCTTTTTCGTGACCTGTCCCATAGCTTAAGTCCTTGATTATTCATTCCACCTTGATCTTCATACCATTCTTCTTGGAATTTATTTAGCATACTATCAAGTTGAGCTTCTTTCTCTTGGTTAGCTCTAAGTGTCTGATCTACATCAAGTATATCTAAAAAGTATTTAACAGTCATAGCTAGAACATCTAGTCTAGACATTTGGTACATTAACATATACTGAGGTGCCTTATCTGGTGGAAATGTCTTAAGTGCAGAATCATAATCATCTTGAATTACTTTAGGATCTATAACTAATCTATGTTGATTCATCACAGGTTCTAAGGTATCAATAATACGAAGCTCTTTCTGTTGATGCTGACGTACTTCTTCTACTTTACATGGATATATTCTATGTAGTATAGGCTTAAGTAGCTGACTATACATACCATCACCGAAGTTAGATTCAATCAAAACTTCATTAACTTTGTAGTCCCTAGCTATTTCAGCTAGTTGTGTTAAGGTAGCTTCATCATACCCACCTGACATACCACCACACTTAGGAACAAAGATATTTCCATGCAGCATACGCCCTACACAGTAGGCTGTCTCATCTTTTCCACGTCCAGATGGATCAATGGTAAGGATAGACATTTCAGAGTCTCTAAACGAATCTGAGAGCTTCTCAGGTGCATAAAAGTTTTGACCTGCCATAGCAACATTAGGAACATCAGTTAATTTTAATAAAGGATTATTATTCCAATGTATCTCTGATGGTAACTTTGTATTAACTGCAGAAATGATTAAGTCATTAATTTTTAAAGGAAACTTGTCTCCATCAGCTAATGATGTATCTAGCATAAACTGTAAAGCAAAACCTGATCTACCATATGATAATTGTCTTTCAGCTAAATCTTCATCTGTAAATCTTTTAGGATCTGTAGATAAACCTGCTTGTCTGACTTGCATCATATCTCTAATCATTGGAGCTAACTTTGCACCATATGCATTTCCTTCTTCTTCAGTAGGTACTAAGGCTGTCCAGATTCGCATCTCATACCCTTTTTGGTATAAAGTGTTATATAGACTCATCTCACACTGAGGTGTCCCTAGATACACCGTACGACCTTGAGGTTTTAAAATAGCGTCAAACTCTGTAACAAGTCTAGCTAGTTTTTCTCTAAGATCATTTGTTGCACTGTTTGATACAACTTCGATATCATCAGCAATAATAATATCAGCTCTCATACCTGTAATCTGTGAGGTTATACCTGCACTCATTACTGATGGAGAACCTTTAGGTGTTACACCATGAACATCAAAGACATTCTGTGTAGCTCTTTCTCCCATTGTCTTATCTGGTTCTAAATGTTTTAGTATATCTGTATCTCTTATCATATTCCTAACAAAGATAGCAAAAGCATCAGCTCTATTTCTACCTGCACTTAGTATAAGTATAGCTAGTTCTCTATCTCTAAATAATAACCAACAAACAAAAGCTGCTGTTAGATATGATTTACCAACACCTCTAAATGCTAGTATCTGTAATCTTTTAGGACCATGCTGTAAGTAATAAGCTATGTCATTCTGTACAGGAGTTAGAGGTGGTAGGTTTAATACTTTCCATATATGATGAGCAAAATTTCTAAAGTCACTTTTCAATGCATCTATATATTCTTCTGAGTACATTATTCCTCCTCAACATCAGATACAGTAAAAGGTAATTCTTCTACTTTTGTAACAGCCTCAACCTGTTTAGGTAAAGTACTATTGGGTGCAATATATGCAGTTACTTCATTATCTTTTAAGAAACCTCTAGCTTCTCTAAGTACTTTTAACATTAATTCAGGATCACCTTCAGCTTCTTTAAGTAGTTTAACGATCTTAACACAAGTCATATTATGTAATGCATTTAGCATTTCTTCATTAGCTTTCTTTGAATCACTCATTACTTCCCCTTGAATCGAGCTATAGATTTCTCAATACCTCTAGAACCAATATAACCACCAACTCCTATATTTAAAAATGTCCATAGATGTTCATTCTCAGGAGCAGAAGGAGTATAGAAAGTTAAATCAAATACCGTACGTAAATAAGGTACAACATCATACATTATAAAATGTGATGATACCATGACCATACATAAATACATTAATCTAACTCTCCATTTCCCAGATCCATTAGCTTGTTCAGCTTTGATTATATCGCTTTTCATTGTCATTTGTTTTGTTGTTTCTTTTTCTAATTCAACCGCCATTCTTTTAGCAGCATCTTTGTCTGGTATAAATTTATTAACTATTGATAGTATTGAATCTATCATATTAACTCCTTATATAATTTTGTATTTTATTAATGTACCTAAGATAACTACTGATAATGCTATAGCACCAACAATCTTATCATGTACATCAACTCTTTTCTCTAATAACTCATATGTAGTATTAGCGTTATCTAATCTATCATTAGCTTTTTCTAACTGTACCTTGATGTTACTGAGTTTCTCCTGAGTAACAGCCTGTGTTATCTCTATCTTCTTGATACCTTCTAGTATCTTTTCATAATGTTTATCCTCCATGTTTCCTCCATTTTTTAAGTCACTTCTTCAGTAATAATAGTTTAAATGCACCTTCAACCTGTGCTGATCCTGCAGATGTACCTGCCATAAAGCCCACATCACATGGTCCTGTTAATAACTCACTCGTGCCTGTAGGGGAACCATCTAAATGTAAACCTGTTATATCTCTACGTACTGCAAGAACTCTCATTGGGCTAAAGTCATCTGTTACATTATCAGCCTTATCCCTCACGAAGAATAGTATATGACAAAGCTTACTAGCTTCTATATCTAGTTCTCTATGCAGTATTAATCCCTCATAACCTGCAGGTATAGTATAAGCTCCTATCTCACTAGATGCTA